ACAACGTCCCCTTTTAACCCGGAGACAATCGAGATCCTAACCAACTAGAGCCGGCGGATGTTCTATCCGTCTGTCCGGCTCGGAAAAACAAACATGCAAATCCTTACAACCTTAACTCAAATCGTGTTCCCGATGATCGCTGTGGCGCTGGCCGTCCTTTCGATCAAATGGATTCGGAACTGGTAAGCTACATGGCGCCTATTATCGCAACCGCAAAGGCTGAGTCGTCGCACTACTACATGGCGACCGGCGAATCGTGCCATGGAGACCTGCGCTCTGCCCGTAAGGTCGGAGCGTACCCGTCCGTGACCACAATTCTGGCAGCAGCCGGCCCCAGCAAAACCGGGCTGATGAACTGGAAAGAGGAGCAGGCGATCGCGGCCGCCCTTTCACTACCTAGGAACGATGGAGAATCTTTGGCCGACTTCGCCAAGCGCGTCGTACTGGACAGCCGGAAGGAAGTGGAGGCTGCCGCCGCCCGCGGGACGCATATTCATTCCCTGGCTGAAATCCTAATCAACGGCGAGGAGCCGGGCGAGTTGGTCACAGGTTATGAAGCCCACTTTGAGTCGCTGAAAGAATGGCATTCATGCTGCGTGACCAAAGTACACGCAAGCGAATCGGTCATAGTGAACGAGGCTGAAGGATACGCAGGCCGGGTGGATTTGATCGCCGACATTCATGGCGTGATTGAAGTGGTGGATTTTAAAACAAGGAAACTAAAAGACAAAAAAACTCCGGCTTATGAAACAGATATTTTACAGCTCAGCGCCTACGCGTACGCCTTTACGGACGAAGGCATGGCCTGTCGGAACATTCTGATTGATCCGGTGACCGGACAACTGGCCGAGGTGCGTTACACGGCCGAGCAGGTGCACAAAGCATTCGAGGCGTTCACATCTATTTGCAAGGTCTGGCGATGGTTGAAGAAGTACGACCCGCGGGAGGTGCGTTGTGATTGAAATCCTCCCCGACCAAACGACGCACGAGCAACTATTGAACCGCGTTCGATCGCTGGCCCGTGAGCTGGCCGAGGCGAAGGCAGCGCTGGCCGCCGCTGAGACACGCGAGAACGTATTGATCGACCGGATCCGGGAGGGACTGTGAGAGCGCTGTTGTCCATTCTCGCCATCCTCGGCATTACGTCCGGGCAGGCGTCCAACGTGATGATCGACGTCAGGCCACCCGCAAAGCGGATCGACGTGAAGAAAATCAAAGTCCGCATCACCGGGTATTGGCCCGGGGAGGACGAGTGGTCCAGCCGCTTTCAATCGAGCACCGGAACACGCCTGCGAGCCGGCCGTCACTGCGCTGTCGATCCCGACATCATTCCGCTGTGGTCGAAGATTAAGATCCTGAACGGAAAGCGGGAGTGGGTGGCGGTGGATACTGGCACTGCGGTCAAAAGCAAAAAGGCCAGTGGGGGAAAGCTGCCGGTGATCGACGTGTTTGCCGCCAGTGAAGCGCAATTCAATGCGATGCGATTGCCCAAGGTGGCGACGGTGGAGGTGAGTAAATGAAGACACGTTCCGCCACGTTCGCTTCCAAGCGCCAGCGTGCGATGGGGAAGGGCGACACCCGCCCGACGCTCCGCCGCTTGGGGATGATTGCCCGCAAACTGCGCCGGGATCTGTGCCTGCCGAGCTGTGCCAAGATGGGCGTGGAGCTCGAATGTAGCTACAAAACGATTCAGCGGGACATCGATCTGCTGCGGGACTTTTTTGGCTATCAGCTCGAATACGACAGCGCCAAGTACATCTACAAGCTGGCCGGGCCGCTGCCGGAGGCCGTGCTGTGACGTTGCGTGATCTGCTTACGATGTTTTCCGCCCGCGTCATCGGAACCTACACGCCTGCGCAGTACGCCCAGCAGGTCATCATCGCCCGTAATAACCGGATGCGGTGGGGAATGGGGCAGTGGTGAGCGTAAAACGCACCACATGGTTGATCGAAATCTTGGAACGCGCCAAGCGCAATCTGGCAGCCGAGCAGCACAAAGCCGCCGGGACGCGCTTGGATCTGGCGCTGACGATTGGCCGTGAACTGTTGAATCGGGCCAAGGCGTATCAGAAGCGCGATATGGATACCAAGGCCGTTGGCAAGGAAAGCAAATGAGCGTCAATAAAAGAAAAGGAATTTATATTGATTGGATAACTTCCGACGTTTTGTGCGCTTTTTTAATAAAGAACTTTTCACAATTTAAAAAAGAGGCCGAAAAATTTGGGCATGAAGCATGTGAAGCAAGAAATATGTACGATGAATTGGTATTTGAAATTTCAAAAAGGTTGCACGAATGAGCCACCCGCTACCACCGGCCGCCGTTGAGGTCATGAAGAACGGAGCCGCAGAAGGCACCCGCAACACGGAACTGTTCAAGCTGTGCCTTCAGTGGCGTGACTCAGGTGCGTGCCAGGATGAGACGCTGACGAATGCCGAGGAATGGTGCGTCAGAAATAATCTACCGCTGAAAGAGGCTGAGGGTTGCACGAAGTCTGCGTTCAGGCAGCCGGCCCGTCAGCCCTATCAGCCGAAAGGAAAGTACCGATTGCACAACCTACAAGTGATTAAAGACGACGCACCCATCCCGGCCATGCCGCGGAGCGTAGACGAAACGCCTGTGGAAAAGTTCCTGACGGCAGCGTTTGAAGTGGGTGAGATGATCAACATCACCCGCAGCATACGGGACGACGACCGCGAGCGTCCGGACGGATCCGGGGAAACCCGCACCCGGGAGGAATGGCTCGAGCTGTTTAAAGGCGAAGGGCTGAAGGAATGGCAGGGAAACGCAGTCGGAGTGTATGCGTCGATCAATCCAAACAACGGGAAAGGCCGCAAGTCGGAGCACGTGGTGAAATGGCGGCACTGCTTAATTGAATTCGATGAATCGACGATGGATGAACAGTGGAAGATTATTAAAAAGAGCGGACTACCTACCACCTGCATCATCAAAAGCGGGTCACGCAGTCTTCACGCGTGGGTGCGGATTGATGCGACTACGCAGGAGGAATTTAAAGAACGGGTCGAGTTCATTTACAATCATCTTGAACATTCCAAGCCGGATCCGGCGAACAAGGACGCTGGGCGCCTGTCACGTTTGCCCGGGGCGATGCGGACGGCCACCGGCCAGCGGCAGGACTTGGTTGAATGCGGAACACCTAAAATCTCATTCCTAGAATGGAAGGAGCGGATCCTGTTTGGCGACATACCGGAGCCGTACAAGTGGGACGACCTGCTGAACTTTAAAGAGATTGAGGATCCGACCCAACTGCTTGGCAAGCGGTGGATCTGCCGGGGCGGATCTGCGCTGTGGGTGGGATCCAGCGGACTTGGGAAGTCCGTTCTATGTACGCAGGCCGCGATCACCTGGGCGATCGGTCGGGCGTTCTTTGGAATCAACCCGCACGGAAACGGGCTGAAGTCGCTGATCATTCAAGCCGAGAACGACGAGGGGGATGTGGCGGAGGCGATTCAAGGAGTTGTGAAGGCTATGAACCTGACGCCAAAAGAGATCGAGCTGGTGAAGGCGAACGTGATTATCGTGCGGGACTGCACTTCCACCGGCGAGAAGTTCGTCGATCGCGTCCGGCGCCTTGTAGAAAAGTACAAGGTGGATCTGGTGTGGGTGGATCCGCTGCTGGCGTTTATCGGCGGCGACCTATCCAGCCAGGAGACGGCCAGCGAGTTCCTTCGCACGATGCTGAACCCGCTGTCGCTGTCGGCTGGGTTTGCTTGGATGCTGATTCACCACACGCCGAAGCCTGTTCGGGAAGGCAACGGGTACCAAGGTCACGATAAGGCGTACAGCGGCTTTGGATCCTCCGAGCTGACCAACTGGGCCAGAAGCGTTTTAACCCTAGCGCCAAGCGGTCAGGATGCCGAACAGCGCAACGTTTACCGCCTAGAGGTGACCAAGCGCGGGAAGCGGTCAAATCTCAATTCTGGTGGCATTGTAGCGCAAATTGCCATTCAGCCTTACGTGAATCTACGCCACAGCGATGTCGGGCTGGCGTGGATTGGGGCGGATGAACCAGAGCGAAAGACGGCAGGCCGTCCGGAGATAGTGGTCAACTTTGAAGATTATCGCAGTTCTATCTCAAAAGGGATAAGCGCTGGCGATCTGCAAAGTCTAATCCGCAACAAATCGAAGATCGGTCACACAAAAAGCAGGGATCTGACAGCGGCATGGGAAATCGAAGGTTTGATCAAAAATATAGGCACAGAAAAGGCCAAAAAATACGTATTAAACGAGGATCAAAAATGACCCCAAAAAACCTATCACCACTTATTATTTTTCTATCACCGGAAATTGGTCGAACTCCTATGGATGGATATTCCCCCTTTAAGGGAATATCCATCGATAGGGTTCATAATTTCCATCCATTGACCATCCA